TAAGAAGAAACTTGATGAGTGCTTCAACAAGTTAGGCGAGATACAAGATAATGTATTTGGTTATGACAAAGACTTTGAAGACAATGTCGGGTGTGCTTACGCCACTATAAATGAAGCTATCATGCGTATTATGGCGGATAGCATTGATACAACAAGCACCGAAAGTTTGTACAGAGTGATATAAAGCGAATTAAGATATATACACATAAAAAGGCTGTTTACCAATGGTATGCAGCCTTTTTTTATGCCTTTTTGCAACAACGCTTCGGTTGTGGCTTATGCATGAAAGAAAAACACAAATTCACTTTCTATAATGTGTATCTTTGACTTCGGTAATCAGATTGTTTCAGGATAACACTTTATAAAGTATGAACATTTACGAACAAATTTTGGCAGGACTTAAAACCAAGTTTCAAGGGGTTGAGGATGCCACACTTCAGCGGATTGCAAGCAAGAAAGCTGAAGGAGTAACGGACGAGAGCAAGGTAAACTCTATCGTTGAGGGTATCTCCTTTCAAGACGTACTAACAAGTTATGGCGACTATCGGGCTGATGGTGCGCAGAAGACCGCAGTTTCAAACTACGAGAAGAAGCACAACATCAAGGACGGAAAGCCAATCGAGGAACCAAAGCCACAAGACCCACCGACAGACCCTAAGCCTAATGAGCCGCAGGATTTGGCTGCACAGATTGCAGCAGCGTTGGGAACGGCACTGAAGCCTCTGACAGACCGCATGGACGCAATGGACGCACAGAACAAGGCGGACGTTCGTAACAAGCAGATTGACGAGGTGGCAAAAACGTTTGGCATTCCCGAATTTGCCTACAAGGGCAAGCAAATCGCCGACGATGCAGACCTCAACAAGTACTTCACGGACTTGAAACAGGAAATGCAGAACAGCGGTTTTCAGTTCGCGAAAACTCCCGAAGAGGGAAACCACGAACACAAAGACGATATGGATAGTCTTTTGGATAGCGTCAATAAGCGAACCGAGGCTATCAAAACAGAAAACGAAAAAAAGTAAATCATTATGGCAGCAGGAATTAAGTTTGAATCCACGCCTCCTATCGAAAGGGAGGTTTGTGATGAGAAATCTCTATATCGCCTCACAGATGGTGGTATGGACTTAGACATGAGTAATCTCCCTAATAAGGGGTGGTTGCCCGAACTTACGCCTATCTATCGTGATAAGGTAGAGCGCAAGGCGGTAGTGTGCATTCGTGTCAAGGTAGTAGAAAAAGCTACCACGGGAGCGACTACCATCAAGATTGCTAAATGTCCTTTTGCGGACTTCATCAATGTGGGCACGTTACTCTCTGACGGAACAAATGTCATCACTGTAAAGTCGGTGGATACTTCCAACGAGGATTACGACACAATTACCACCAAAGAAGCGACAAAGGCTGATTTGGAAGTTGGTAAGGTACTTCCCGAGGCAAAGAGTGCATCTGACGCTAAGGCTAAGAATGTAGCTAACTTCGCTTCATTCGGTTGGCGCAACTTGGCAAAAGAGAATACCGTTGCATTGGTTGGTCGTGCATTTTCAATCGTTGAGGACAACCTTTACATTCCTTTCACAGAGGAAGATAAGGCGGCTCTCACAGGACGTTTCATGTTTATCTAAAAAAGGAGGAATATATGTTATTAACAATAGATTCATTACTGAATAGCCCTAAGTTCCTCAAAGCGGTGATAGACCGTTCTATTGTAACTATGGGCGAACTTGACAAGGTATTTTGGAAAGACTATCTTGTTTATGAGAGAACTAATCCCGATGGTTCTTTCAAGACTTATATGGGTACGCAGGTGGGTGTCATCGCAGGTACAGTTATTGACAGATATGCAGGGAAACCTGTCAGAAAACGCCATGCTCTCACACGTGGTTTTGGTGAGGTGGCTTGCTTAGGCGATGCTTACCAAATGGACAATACTCGTCTTGAACGCCTTAACTGGCTTATAGAGGAGCATAACACGTTGAGCATTCAGTCGAGCAACACCGATGCCATCTCTGCTAAGATGGACGAGATTGTGAACTTCTTGGTTGATGACGTACGTCAATGTATGCTTGCTCCTATGAAACGTCTTGATATTATGTTGGGCGATTTGCGTTTCAATGGTTCTACCAAGGTAAATGGAAAGGCGAACAAGCAGGGCGTATCTGTGGATACGGTAAAATTGCCTATCTACACAAAGGCAGCCGCTTCTGCCGACAAGGATAACATCCTTTCTTGGCTTGAAACCGAGTTCGTGGATAAGGTACGTTCAAAGGGTATGCTTTTCGCAACAGCCGAGATGAATCGCCACACATTTAATAATCGTATCGCTTCGTCTAAGGAGTTCCAAAGCAAATTTACGATGAAGTTTGGTGATATGGAGTTCAATACAGGTGGCATCGTTACTCCCGATATGGTAAACCGCCTTATCGAATCAGTAGGCATGCCGTGGCGAATCCGTATCAAGGATGAGTATATCCAAACATCAGAGAGTGAAATGGTAAATGCCGTCCCAGATGACAAGATTTCATTCTTGCCTATGATGGCGGATAATACCAGACTTGGCTTTATGCGTTGGAAGAAGCCTTACGAAATGACCGACAAGGTTAATGATGGTCGTGCCTATCAAGAAATTGAAGATGGCAGGGGATTTATCTCATCTAAACGAACTGACGAGGGACGTTTTATGGAGTATGGTTTCGAGGCTATTCCCGACATCAATATTCCAAACAAGATGGCTATCGCAGACCTTTCCAAATTAGGCTAATGAACATCAAGGAATACATATCAAGCAAGTTTCAGTCCTTCGGCATACAAGTGTCGGAGGCTGACTTGTTGGATATGTCTCTCAATGCACGCGTGAATATAGAGGACGATGTAGATGCAGATGTAATTGATAATATCTCTGTTGCTATTGCCCGATTTATTCCATCCCTTTTGCTTCGTCCTACATCTATCAATGAGAGCGATTTCTCTATGTCGTGGAACACTCAAGGCGTAAAGGACTATTATTCTCTCCTTTGTAAGAAGTACGGATTGAAGGACGAACTCAACGACAATAAACCGAAGATACGCATCTTATGATATTTGCACCCCACATATTGCAGGTTAAAAGGGTAACACCACTCCAAGAGGACGAATACGGACACCCAATTCCTAACACGGGAGGTGAAGAGTGGGTAACACTCTGTAAGTGCCGTTGTGATGACAACACCACAAAAGAGTTCAACTCTCCTAATGGTGATGTGTACAGACCTAATTTCCACGTAGTATGTGATATGAATGTCGATATAAAAGCTGGTACTGAGGTTAGATGTCTTGAGGGGGAAAGCGTACGAGGAGAAGGTAAGGTTTACATTGTAAAGAATGCTAACTATTTCAATAACTCTGAATTATGGTTATAGATAGTGATTTCTCTGATGTAGACCAGTTCTTTGATAATTTAGAGTGGGAGGTTCAGAAAGGTATGATAGACGTTGGCGATGCTGCCGTTAAGGACGCAGAGGAAAGCGGAACATACCAAGACCACACACTCACTTTGAGAACGTCCAATACATTCGATGTAGACAAGGACGGACTAACATTAGAGAATACTGCGCCTTACGCTTCCTATGTCGAGGCAAAGGGATTTGTTGTACTGAGTAACCCTGCATTGAGAGCAGAGAAGAAACTAAAAGAAATGTTTGAATGATAGTAACTACCGACATAGCAGATATTCTCTACCGAGATTGCAAGGCGTTTGGGATAGAGATAGTTCCTTTCGGCAAGACCATTATGGGCGAACTGAAAGACGAACGCATTACTATCCATGTTAAAGGACAGACACCGAGCAAGTATTGGGAAAAGTGTTTTTGTGAAGTCAATCTATGTTTGCCTGATTTGGGGGAGAAAATTGCCAACACACTCCGATTAAAAGAGTTGGAGCGAAAGGCAAAAGAACTCTTCAAAAGCGTAACAGGCGAGTTTGACGGAACAAGATACAACTATGAGATAGATACTATCCACATTGAAGCGGACACTGCTTTGAAGTGCCATTTTATTAATTGTAGAATATTGTTTAACGCATTAAACGTAAAGTAAATATGGGAAAAATTTCAGCTGTCGGCATTAAGAAGATTTTTTTTGCTGACATTTCCGTAATCAAGAATGACCTTACCGCAGCAAGTGCAAGTACAATCATCAAGGCTGCTAAGACAGCTAAGAATGAGGTGATGAACGTGCATGGTGAAACATGGAACATTGAGGAGAGCGAGGCTTCTGTTACTCCATACAAGAACCAACTCACGGGTCAAGCATACCGCTATGACACCACTCAAGGAGAGATTACACCTCAGTTCTCAATCGGTCAGTATGACTATGCTGCCAAAGCTGCTCTTATGGGCGGTGAAGTCATCAAGAAGGGCGGTGCAGGCACTGATAAGGATGACATCGTTGGTTGGAAGCGAGCTACTGATAAGGTTGTTATCAAGAAGGCTCTGTTCTGTCTGACTGAGGACGATGTATGGTTCATCTTCCCTAACTGTCAGATTGTAGCACGTGAGGCGAACACCGACAAGGCTATCGCTATTGCAGTCAAGGGTCTTGTTCAGACTCCTATTGTTGATGGTGTGTCACCAGAGTATAACTTTGACGAGTCAGAGGTTAAGGCTTTGGCATAGGGTAAAGTTTCAGGATAACATTGGGGTGGAACGTGGCGAAAAGACCACCTCCACCCTTTTTTTATTTTCTATTATGAGTAAAGCAAGTAAATTAGTATCAGATGCAATCTTAGGCAATGACTATGCGATTGTCTACGTGAATAACCAAGCATACGCTATTCAACCTCCTACGATCAAGCGGTTGGCAGGTGCTATATCGTGTATCAGTGACATAAATCTATCAGAGGGTAGTTCGATAAAAGAGATGCTCCTGTCTGCAAAGGATAGTGAAGCATACGCAAAGGCTCTCTCGTGGATTATGGCAGGCGATTTATCCAAGACAAAGGAATTATGCAACGGAACGCTGGAGGAGGTCGTAGATGCGCTTGCAGCAGGTTTTGACCTTATCGGCATAGCCCCTTTCTTGAAAGCTGTCAGTTTGACGAAGAACGCAAGCCTGCTGGCAGCAACACCGAAGTAGTCGGAAATAAAACCCTTTTGGGGCAAATAGCGTCATTCATGGATAGCTTGCATCTGACGTATGACGAAGTAGTTAATCAAATTCCTTATCGCAACCTCGTGGTTATGCAGCGAGATAAGCAACATGAGGTTTTCGGTGATGTGGTGAAGAAAATCAGCGGTAAGGAACTCGCAAAAAGGAGAAGAAAGTAGATATGGCAGAATTGAAATTCCGTGTACAAGCGGACTATGAGAAGGTCCAGCGGTTACGAGATGAGATAACGAAGTTAAAGCAGGAGATTAAAGGTGTAGATGCTATTCAAGACCCTACATCCTTTAACAGGCTGAATAGTAAATTACAACAGACTTCTAAAGAATTAGGGAATGTCACTGGTAAGATTGCCGAAGCATCTGCTGCAATGGAAACAGACTTTAAGCAGAAGATATTTGCAGCTTCGCAGGGGGTCAATGACTTTACCGAGAAAATTATTGCACAGAAGGCTGCTGTCCGTGCAGCACAAGAGGATGTGCGCAGGCTGTCAGAGGCGTATCGAGATGCGAAGAGAAGTAACAGTGACAACGCAGATGGACTTCTTTCGCAGGTGAGAGGTGCAAAGTCGGTACTTGATGAACAGCGAGCAGCACTTTTCTCGTTAACGCAAGAGCAGGCAACGGCAAGGCTATCAGTAAAGAAACTCCGTGACGAATACGCATTGTTACGGCAGGAAGGTGGCGGAACAGCAGAAACCATGAACCTGCTTACTGGTAAGCTCAAGCAGATGAGCGGCATGCTTCTTGGTGGCATGGGACTAAAAGAGCTTGCAGGTAAGATTGTATCCGTCAGAGCAGAGTTCGAGAGTATGGAAACGTCCCTTAAAGTCCTCTTAGGTGGCAATGAGGAACGTCTAAACAATATCATGGGGCAAATTAAAGAATATGCCCTTGCATCGCCTCTGAACACAAAGGATATGGTCGGTGCAGTACAGATGATGACTTCCTTTGGTATCGAGGCTGAGAAGTCTATCGACTACCTAAAGGCTATCGGTGACATCTCAATGGGTGATACGGGTAAATTCAACTCCCTTGCACTTGCTTTCTCACAGATGAGTAGTGCAGGAAAATTGATGGGACAGGACCTCCTGCAAATGATCAATGCTGGATTCTCCCCACTCGAAGAGATTTCACGCAAGACTGGCAAATCTATTGGTGAACTAAAAAATGAGATGTCAAAGGGTGCTATCACTTCTAAGATGGTGCAAGATGCGTTTATCTCCGCAACCTCTGCAGGTGGTAAGTTCTATGGTATGTCAGCAGAGGGCGCAAAAACTCTCAATGGTCAGATTTCCATGCTTGAAGAGTCCTTTGATAATATGTTCAATGAGATTGGCTCTAAGGGCGAGGGAGTAATCATGAAAGCCGTACAAGCAGGCACTTACCTTGTTGAGAACTATGAGACGATAGGAAAGGTTTTAGAGGGGTTGATTATTGCGTATGGAGTTTATAAGACCGCATTAATAGTCAATGCTGCTGTTACGGGAGGAATTAAGGCGGTGGAGAGTGCAAGCATTATCGTAAAAGGTTTACACACCGCAGCCACTTGGGCGCAGACGGCAGCACAAACGGCACTTAATACGGCAATGATGATGAACCCTTATGTAGCTGTTGGTGCTGCTTTGGTCGGACTGTGTGCTACTATATACGCCTTTACAGATACCACCACAGCGGCATCGGAAGCACAGAAGCGACTAAACGAAGCCAACGACGAAGTAGAGAAGTCCACTGCAAAGGAGATGAATAAGTTAGATGGACTTTGTGAAGTGCTTGAAACCACCAAAAAGGGTTCTAAGGAGTGGAAAGATGCAAAGGATGCTATTATCTCCCAGTATGGGCAGTATGATAGCAAACTTGCTGCCGAGATTGACCGCACTGGAACGCTTACATCAAGCTACAACAGCCTTACAGAGGCTATCCGAAAGAGTATAGCGGCAAGACAACTCAAGACGTTCTATGACAAGAGTGTGCAGGAAACAGAAGATGATAATCAGAAACGTAGGCACGATATATACGAAACGATACGAGGTAAATATGGTGCGCAAACTACACGATTATTAATGAGCTATCTTAACGACTATGCTAACGGGAATAGTAAAGCTCTACAAAATAAAGTCGTTTATCACAAAAACGGTAAGGCGATCAAAACAACAGTAAATGCCCTATTGATGGGTGTAGGTTTCGACGCATCTGGTAACCCATTTAAGGATAGTGGATATGGAGGATTGATTTCCAATATCAACAGAATCAAAGATAATAATAAAGAGCTGAAAGCCAGTGTAAAGCAGTTTATGGACGAGAACAGTATCGACCATAAACAGGGAAATGAGATTATTTTTGGTATAAAAGACCCCGAAAATGATAGCAATATTAGCGGCAATTATAATAAAGCCGTAAGTACCGCAAGGGCATCCGTCCTCTCTGCAAGAAAAGAGCTTGCAAGGCTGAAAAAGAGTGGCAAAGCAACTATCGAGCAGGTTCAGAAAGCACAGGAGAAACTTGATACGGCTAACGAGAGTTACAAGAAGCTATCGGGCAGCACGTTGGAAAGCGAGGAAAAATCATCTGCAAAAAGTGCAAAGAGCGCCGAAAGTGCAGCTAAAAATGCACAGAAAGCACGTGAAAAAGCAGCAAAAGCAGCAGAGAAAGCAGCCGAGCAGCAGAACGAAGCCAACGAGAGAGCCTTTGAGATTGAAACAAAAGCGAAACTTGAGAATAGGCGCAAAGCGGAGGACTTAGCAAACGAAACCGAGCAGGCAGAGATAAACATCCTCAAAGACGGCAACGAGAAGAAACTCCGACAGATAGAACTCAATCGCAAGAAAGAGCAAGAAGCTATCGACAGAGCATTTGAGGACATCAAACAGCAACGTATCGAGCAAGCCAAGCAAAAGTGGGAGGCAAACCCGAAGAATAAGGGAAAGAACTTCTACAACAGCTCCGAGTACGCCTATGCTTCCTCTAACGACCGATACACAGATGAAGAATACAAGAACTATGATGCAAAAACAAAGGCAGTATGGCATAAGTATGACGAGGAAATAGCTAAACTCAAAAATGCAGAGATAGCCTATGAAGATAGCCTTATCAAAGCCAATGAGTCTTACTATGACAAGAAAACAGACCTTGTAAAGAAGTACTCAAAAGAGGTGTCTGATATATATAAGGCTATATCAGAGGCTGAGAAACGTGGCGATAAGGAGAAAACAGATGCTTTATACCGCACACTGACAGAAGCAAGGGCAAACTACGGCAAGGAGCAAATGACACTTGCCTTTGAGCAGTTAAAGAAAGACCCTAATTATGTAGCGGCATTTGATGACCTCAAAGGGGCATCTACCGATACACTAAACAGCCTTATCGGACGATTTAGCGAGGTAAAGCAAGCAGCAGGCGAGGCTCTCAACCCCGAAGGAGTAAAGACATACTTCGATGCTATCAACGGAATGATTGACGAGCTTATCAGCCGTGACCCTATCGGAATGATAAAGAAACTCACCGATGAGTTAATCAAGCAGCAGGACGAACTGAAAGCTGCTGAGAATAGACGAGATAGAGTAAAGGGTGGCGAGAGAATTGTCAAAAACATAGGCTACAACAAAGACCTTAAAAAGTGGGTTGCAGAATATTGGGAGTTAGCAGATGCCGAGGCGGACGTAGCAGCAAAAGGTCAGCAGGTCGCACAAACCACCCATAAGATAGAAAACGCACATAAGACTCTTACAAAGTCTATTCAAGGTGTAGCTGATAAGATGGGCGAGTTAGGCGGTAAGATAGGGGGACAGACGGGAGAGATATTCTCTCTCTTTGGTTCTGTGATGACCTATTACCAAACTATCGCTGATGGTGTTACAGCAGTGGGTAAGGCAGGCTCAAACGCTATGAAAGCTATTGAGTCGGCAAGCGTGATATTGGCTATTATAAGTGCAGCTATTCAGCTTATGCAAACACTTAGTAGTGTACTTCCTAATCAAGATGACCTATATGAGAAAGCAGCACGAAAGCAAGCGGAGATAAATAAGTTACGTGACTCTGTGAATGATTATCGTCTTGCAGTGATGAAGGCACGGCACGAGGAAAGTAATTGGTTCTCTGATAGTGGTCTGAAAGGTTTGCAAGATGCTTACGAGGAACACGGTCAAGTTGCTGAGTCTTATTACAAGAAACTCAACGAAGCACAAGAGAAGTATATAGATAAATCATCTGGATTGAAAAAGGCTCTTGTTCCTATTGTGGCAGGTGTGACCGCTATCGGTGCTGTTGCGGCAGGTGTCCTTACGGCAGGCACTGGTGCTGTTGCGTTAGGTTCTCTTGGTTCGGCAGTTATAGGCGCGTTATCAACTTCGGCAGTAACGGCAACAGTTGCCACGGCAGCAGGTGTGGCAGTAGCTGGTCTTGCTGGTGCTATCGTTGGCAAGGCTATTGACTCCGCTGTAGGTTCAATTACTTACAAGAATGGGCAAGTAGCAGCAAAAGATAATCTCCGTATTCAGACACGACATAAGTCTTTTTGGCGAGGTCAGAAAACAGCTGACCTTAAAGAATGGGTAAAAGAGAAGTATGGCAAAGACCTATTCGGTGAAGATGGTATGGTTGACAAGGAACTTGCAAACGAGGTCTTAAAGAACTACGGACATAAGTTGCAAGGAGAAGCAAAGGAGACATTGGAAAAACTCGTTGAACTCAGAGAGAAATACGATGAGTTTAATAAGTCTATCCATGAATATGTTTCTAAGATGTACTCTCCTTTGGTGTCTGATATGACAGATGCGGTTTGGTCCTGGCTAAAAGACGGCAAAGATGCTCTATCTGAGTTCAAGAACTCGGCTTCAAAGACGTTTGCGGACATTGCTAAAGATATGCTGAAGCAGCTTCTCTTAAAGAAAGTATTCGGACAGTATCAGGAAGATTTATCGGATATTTACAAAGGTTACGCCATGGGGCAATATGATGAGAAAGAGTTAGCTAAACGGTCTGCTGCATTAGCAGGGAAGATGGCAGATAATATGACTACTTTCATGCCCGTAGCACAAACCTTCCTTTCATACGTAAATGACGAGTTCGGGAAGAAAGGCTTTGATATAACCAAAGATAGCGATTCTTCGCAGACGGCAACCGCTAACGGAGTGACATCTATCACCTTTGAGCAGGCAAGTAATATCGTAGCACTTACTACTGCAGGGAATATCTCACGTGACCAAATTAAAGAAAGGTTATCTTTAATGAACGCCACTATGGACGATATTAGGGCATTGATTTCTCAAATAGATTCATCTACTCCCGACTATGCCAATAGTAATCGTGCTATTATCAACAATAGTTATACACCGCAAATCCAAGTGTCATTCCCGAAAGAGGAACTGCAAAATATCAATGGGAAAATAGGAACAATTCTTGCAGTGGTTGACGAGATGCGCACACATGGGGCTGAAAGCCTTATGGAGCAAAAAGCATTATCAAGAGATACCGAAAAAATTGTAATGGGTAATAAAGAGATGCTTTCATGCGTTAATGATTTTAGAAGAGATTTCAATAAACAATATTAATTAAAGAAAGAGAATATGGAAACAATGAAATTGGTTTTTGGAGATGAGAGCGTTGATGTGGATTTTTCTTATATGTCTACAATTATCTTACAAAGTAGTAGGTCTGTTGTGCGCTTCAAAGGAGAAAAATGGAAAACGGATTATGTGGAAAGTGAGATAACCGAGAATGGATTTGTATCTCGTTCCATTATATTCAAAAAGTGTTAGTTATGGTAGGAGATTTATTCGTTAATGGTAAAGATGCTTACCAAGTTTGGGGTGTAACTATGGGCGATAAGTTCCTTGATGCTTTGGGAGAAAAGGCTGGTAAGAAAGACTACATCACCAATAATGATAGGACAAAGAATGGGGTTGAATATTGCGACTCCGTTCCTAAGACGAATGAGCGCACAGTAACACTTACATTTACCATTACAGGGAGTTCCCAAAGTGATTTTGTCGCAAAGAGAGATGCTTTCTATGAAGAGTTGGATAAAGGCAACATAGATATTACCATACCAAAAGATAGCGCAAAGGTTTATCATCTGAAATTCAAAGATAGCACAGGCGGCTATGCACAGAATACAGAAAGAACTTTTTGCAAATTAGGAGTAAAGTTCATAGAACCGAATCCGACCAATAGGACATGATCACGAATATACGTATAAATGTAATTTTCTCATGTATTATTCTCATTATAAAGCATTTAACATCATGATCAGGAAACAAGATAAAAGGGTAGCTTAACGGCTACCCTTTATTTAACACCTAATAATTTAGGCAGATAGTCCAATGCGACGGGGTCTCTCTTCTTGAAATATTCCATAGCGTGATTAGGTATCCAATCTTCGTTGATGTAACGAATAAACATCGGCAAAGCATCTATGTGATACATATTTGCTTCTACTTCTCTGCCGTCTGGGAATGTATGCCGATATGTTTGAGCTGTATTGTAGAACTTGGACTTGTGGCGTTTTAGAAAGTTTGCAAATCCACGCCCGACACTAATATCGGGCATCATCTGCTTGCCATGCTCGCCTTTGTCAGGTATTACATATCCAACCTTTTCAAGTTCCATATATAGGCGTGCATACATCTCCGATATGACCGAGAAATAATCTCTTGGGAGTTTGTGGTAGTTCTCTTTGTACCTTTCAATGAAGTTCGGTAGTGCTGCTCTGTCAATCTTGCCATAGTACCCACGTTTGCGGATAGATGGGATAACATCTTTTGTTACCCATTTTCTAAAATTGTGAGCTGACTTCTTTCTACTCTTGAAAACAAGGGCATACAAACCACTCTCATTTATAAGGTTTACCGACCTCCTTTGACCTGCCGTCGGTATTACCGACGTTAGCTTTTCGTCATCATCTAATGTGGATATAGCATCTCTTGCATTCTTTATATCAAGGGCATTACACACGTCTTTGGCTACAAACCAAATGTCTCCGTCTATCTCAATTGTTGTGATTTCATTGAACAGCTGCTCTTCCTCACTCTGGTATTTGAATATCTGTAATTGCATAAATCCTAATAGTTCATTATCTGTATGTGCCAATCATAATGGGAAAAGGTAGCCGTTAAGCTACCCTTTATTATTTTATATATTAATGTAAACTACTTGTTATCTACTTTGAGCCTTTTGTGTTATAAGGCGTAAATGCTACCAATATAAAATCATCTTTATTAGAAACATACACCGCAATATCTTTCTTTGGAGATATAAAGGCATAGCTTGTAGAATTTATCTTTTTAACGAGGAAATATCTTTCCTCTATATATTCTAACAAAGATTTTACACTCTGATAGTACTTTACTACATTTAACATAATTGTTGAAGATACAAGTTTTCCATCCTTGAACGAATATCCATATATAAACTGAGCATTGTCTACATCTCGGATTACTCCAATATAATCATTACCAGTAACGATGTTCCGGCTATCAGAAGTCTGCTTTGCTACGATATTTTTAACATTATCGTATGTATCTCCAAAGATAAGATGCGGTGCTGGAATAAAATTTATCGTAGGTTTTACATCAACATTGCATTTTAGCAAACCATTCCCAGTTTCGACTAATATGTTTGTATTCCCGACACAATTAGCTGTAATTTTGCCGCTTTCATCTACGCTGGCTATCAAGCTGTTTTCTGATTTGAATGTTGGATTGTTTTTATTTCCCTTAACTTTTAAGACATACGTCCCATCGTGGTGCATACTTAATTCTGTTTTATCAAGACTGGCAGAATTGTCTTCTGTATCAGACGAACACGCAGTAAACAACACCAATGGCAAAAATGCCAATGCTAAAATAATCTTTTTCATTTCATTAAAGTTTTTAGTTATACTTCGACAAAAGTATATAATATTCCCTAAATGTGCAAACTATTCTTTATTTTATTTAATCTCCCGCACTATTTTTCGAGTTCCTCAACCGAAGTAACATCTTTCAGTTCCCCATTATATTCAATGATGTATTAGAGTAATCCTATTTCCCTGTCTGTCTTTTGGTGAGATAAAAATGGTGAGTCTTGTCAAGAAAAACTACATAAAAAGTATCGTTTACAACATGCCCCACAATAACCGATTTCCCATTTACATGTATTCTTGCCCATTGTGCATCTTCTGGAACATTTTTTGGGTAAATAAAATCTGTTTTGTTAATAGGTGGATAATCCCCATATATTGTAAATTTATCTCCGTCTTTATTACCTATTAATGGAGAACAGCAGTAACCCTGCAATGTTTCCATAGCCTTACTAAGTAGCCCACATTTCTGCCAATCCCTAAAGGTAGAACCAAATTTTTGCGTTGTATCAAGGTCTTGAAAGGACAATTTGAAGTTCCCTGTCCGCTTAGGGTCTGCAACACTTGGTTTTTGCTTTACAACAGAAAGAGGTTTCTTTGCTTTATTGAATGGCATTTTATTGTATTCCTTGCTCTTTTGCGTAAAACTCCCTCGTAAGAGATTTTGATATATGATTGTGACAAATGGTAGCCTCTCCCAATCCACTCCGTGCTGTAATCCACGGGGTTTCATGATGCGTAGCGTTTTCAAGTTCTGGACCACTCCATTTTGTAAGTTCATTCAGAACATTTTTCAGTACCTCCTGTTGCTCAGAAGTCAAATCTTGAAATTTTGCATCAACATCAATACCTATGTTAGAATAAGTTACGTCACTATACAAGATTGATTTGTCCTTTAGACTATCATATACTTTTCTGCTCACTGGTCCATGTACCCATGCCTCAAATTTATCTGTAATCAGTTCTTCTCCAAAGTAGGCAAGGTTATATGCATCACAATAAAACAGCAGCTTTTGCAGCTTCAAATGTGACATATCCCCATAATGCTTTAAAATGTAATTAGATAACACTATAGAGTCTATTTTTCCAAGATGTTTTGTTGCTTCCATATTCTATTGCTATTTACGCAACAAAAGTAAGCAGAAAAACATTAGCATCCAAATAAAACCACTTAAATTATGTAAACCGCTTAGATAAACCATTTAGTACGCTTATTCTCCTTTCTCAAACTTAATCGTTTTCCCGCAATGAGGGCAAATAATGGTATTACCTTGTTCGTTAGTTAGCTCTGGATTTGTGAAGAAATCATTAACAGAACAACCTATCGCATCAGCTATCTTAATCAATGTTTTCATAGAGACACTTTCAGGGGTGTTTATTTGCCTATAAAATGACGGCAAAGATTTATACCCTATCTTTTCTGCGACCTGCTGTAATTGCAAACCTTTTGCCTTTATTACATCTTTAATATATATATCCATATTCAAATATATTAGTTTCAATTGCAAAGATAGTGAAGATTTTGTTATATATCATATATAAGATATATTTATTAACAACATTTAAATATACTATCTAAAATAAGCTACATTCTTAATATATCTAAAATATGATATATTTTCTTCTTAAATTCTTGTACATATCAAAATTTGGATATATCTTTGCATTGTGATTAAGAAACAAAGTTAAAACTATTAAACTATAAGGTTATGAGTACATCATTAAAGAACACTATGAGAGAGGTAATGAATCTTGCTTGGCAATTCGTACGCAAGAATGGTTATACATTATCAGAAGCGTTAAAGTGCGCTTGGGTTAATATCAAGCTAAAAGCAGCCCTTAGCAAGCGAGTTGTAAAGTTCTACTTTCAGAAGGTAGACGGCACTATGAGAGAGGCTTATGGCACTCTTATGAGTGACAGAATACCTGCAACAAAGGGTACAAAGAAAACAGCAGACACTTGTCAAGTGTACTTTGATTGCGAAAAAGACGAGTGGCGTTGTTTCAAAAAAGCAAACTTGATCAGAATAGCATAAATCAACATCAGGGTAGGTTCGCCTACCCTACTAAAAGCAAAGACAATGAAGAACTATCATATTACATATAGCTACAAGTATCAGAACAATGTTGTTATCGTTGATTGTGACATTGAAGAAGTACACAAATCAGATATTAATCGTGGTGATACCATATTGTTAGATAATGGCGATACAAAGACAATCTGCATGAATAACCTAACATGGGATAAATTCTTAGGTCGCTGTATATGTGGTGATAGTTATAATATAGGTCGCAAACTTGTAAAGCGTGTGCATAACCTTAGAATAGGCACACCAAAGCAATTTGGATATTAAGATAATGAAGACATTAAACCTTATTATTAAGCAGTGTTTCTTTGACGAGATTATCAAAGGCACTAAAAAACAAGAGTTTAGAGAGGTGAAGCCAACGACTATCAAGCGACTTGTACAGCTTGACAAAGACGGCTACGAAGTAGAAGATGAGAACGGCAACGCTATCCCTATTCAGTATGATGCCTTGCAGCTTTATGTAGGCTATGCGAAAAATAGAGCATCAGCACTTGTTGAAGTAAAGTCTGCCTATTGTGAGATTATCACAGACGAAAAGGGCGAGCCTATCATATATCAATATGGTACAGATGAGAAAGGTGAGCCACTTGTATGGGTGGTAGAACAAGTAGTGTATAACTTAGGCAAAGTGCTTGCCTATAAACCAAAGGGACAATGAAGAATTTGAAAGAAACAGCAGCGTGGGTGAATGAGATAGTTGATGACGTTTCTAAAACAGAAAAACAACAATCGAAGCGTTGTCGTTTTACTCACAAAAGATAAAAGAAAAAGAAGATAAGAAAGCTATATCTTTGCAATGTAGTAACCGCCTTAGTGGTATTCGGTGGTAGAGAAGATATTTAAAGGGCATTAACTTCGGGTTCTGAATACCACAATAAGAACTCTTAGTTTTTGCCCTTGTTTTATAACCGCCCCCGTACTCCTTGCAAGAAAAAGGGGCAACGACACAAAACGATACAAAGATATGAAAAGTAATCAAGAAATGATACGTAAGATTGAGAATTTTTCAGTTACACAACGCACAAGTGATGGATTTTTTGACGGCAGCGAGCTTTTAAGGCAGTGGAATGCTGTTGATGGACATACGAAAAGAGAAATGAAAAAGTTTCTTGATAGTCCAGCTACAAAAGAATTTATAGAAGCTCTTGTTATTGACGAAAATGAGCGAAAAAGCCATGTCGCAAAAATGCGATATGGTGATAATCAACAAGTTACAGAGGCAGACCTAATAAAGCACGTAAAAGGCAGAATGAGCAAAAATGGCAGAACACCCGATAAGGTTTGGATGAACCCAATACTATTTATCAAGTTTGCCATGTGGATAAACCCAACATTTGAAGTAAAGGTTATCCGCTTTGTCTATGACGAAATGATAAAGTACCGCAATGATGCTGGCGATGCCTACAGAGATTTAAGCTCTGCAATCGGTAAGATTGTTCCTGCTGACTTTATGCCAAAGGCAATGCAAAAGGTGGCAGAGGCTCTCAACTGGATAGTATTTGGCTGTCATGAGAAAATGGCAAGAAACAAATATGGTGACGAGAACAAACAGAGAGAACTCTATCAGCTTGAAAAGAAAGTCGCTGACCTCATCAATGACGGCTTTATCAAGAACTATGATAGTCTTATAAACTATCTTAGAAAGAAGTATCAAGAAAATCAATATCCAAAAGTATTTAGAACGGCATGAGCAAGTTAGAATTTAATAAAAGAATAGAGATTGAAACATCAAACGATGTAACACTCAGCATACAAGCATCAAGAATGCAAATCACCGACTCAGACGGCACATATGAAATGGATGCAGAAGTAGTGCTGTTAATCGAGGACGAAGAGCGAGATAATGAGATTGTAACTATCTTATCAACCGATAACATAGATAAGATGATAGAACAATTACGCACGCTTAACGAAAAAGTAAAAGAGTACAACAGAACTCTTAAAGAAAGATAGCCATAGGCGGAAAACCGACCATGCTGAAAATCAACAAATTATAAAACAATTAAGACTATGACCGAGATTAAGACAATAACCCTATGCAAAGAAACGGCAGAGCTGTTCGATTGCAAAAAGAAATTAGATGAGTGCTTTAATACCTTAGGCAAAGTTCATGAAACCCTATTAGGCTATGATAAAGCCTTTGAAGACTCATTAGGTAAAGCATACGTAGCTATGAATGATGTAATACTACATCTTCTATCCGAGCAGATAGACAACAATAGTACAGAAAGCAATTACAAAGTAATTTAACCACATATAAAAGATTTGCCACAACGTTTTTGTTGTGGCTTTTCTGTTTTTATCCTCTACCCTATCTTTTCTTTTTGTCGGTATCTTTGTAACTATGATAATATACGACATTCATAATAACAAGATACTCGATGCGACCCTAACAGAGGGCGCAGAACACGAGCAAGAATTAGGTAGAAGTGACCTTGTGAGATTGTCATGGCAAAGTGATATAAAACTCACCTTGCCAGTAGGTGCGTATATTATACCTTTTGATGACGGCTTGAAGTATAGGCTACTCAGTCCGTACACACCGACAGAGGACGATAAAGGATTTAAGTACACCCCCGAGTTTCAGCACCCTTTGATGTGGCTTTCATGCGTGCCATTTCTCTATGACACCACAGATGCGGATAAGAACCCTATCAAGCAGCAAGAATGGTCATTTGAAGGACTAACGACAAATGCACTTGAATACGCTTGTAAGGCTATCAATGAAGCACTCAATATAACGACAGAGAGCGAAAAGTTTACATTCACCCTTTGCGGTAATGTGGATAGTTCCGTATCATTTTCCGTATCATCGAATGATATACTTTCCGTATTATCTTCTATTGCTCAAGGCTGCAAGAATAACGCTTGTGAATGGCATCTGTCGTGGAAGCATAAGGCTTTATACTTCGGTCAGATAAGCATTAATCTTGGCGAGGAAGTACCAACGTTAAAGGTACACGAAAACATACAGAAGGCATCTGTAAGCGATAGTAAAGAGCCGTATTATAACTGTTTCTATCCGCAGGGGTCAACAAAGAATATGTCTACAAAGGCACTTGTTGGCACTGGCAATGTTGCCACACTCCTACGATTAGGACTTGACAAGTCTGTTTACCCTGACGGATATATCTATGTAGACACAGAGGGGAACGTCATCACAAAGGAAGCATTTGAAGCATCAGAGGAAATCAAGCAAACGCTTGCACTCTCCTTTGATGATGTTTATCCGCATATTGATTTATATGTTTATAACGTCCGTAAGCACGTGCGTTATCTCAAGAACTCTCAGACAAACACAATAGAACTTGACAGCAGAGGAAACAAAAAGACATATACTATTTGGTATATGCGTTTGGCGTTCCCTTCTACAACTAAAATAGCTGGCAAGACCGCTATCAACATAACTCACGATAAGGACGAAAGCGGAAATATCATTACGCACTATTGGTATGACTATGAGATAGACCGAACAAAGCAGGTGTTACAAGGGTACACGCTTAAAGGGATATTTAAGGTTAACACCCACGCAGTAGATGGGCAATATGACGTACTCACGCAGGGACTTGTCGGTCAGCCTAATGGGCAGGATGGTTTTGAACTCCACTACCACGAAGTAAACAACCCAATCGCTCCGAAACCAAACGAGGGCGATAGCGGTGTAGACATCTTAAAGGGTGATTACGAAATACTCAAGTATCAAAGCGGAGATACCATTATCCCTACCAATGAAAGCGAGGGACTTTATCCAAGAGGAAATGTCCTCCCCGACCTTACTTGTAATATGGTCGTGCTGTTTAACATCGTAATGGGTGAGCATGAAACGAAACTTGCACAAGAAGAATTAGCAGCACGAACTATCAAGGAGATAAAAAGACGTGCGCAAGATAACAATAACTACTCATTCTCATCTAATGCGGTAGCTTTCGCAAACAAGAACCCAAAACTATATATCGGTCAGAAAGTCACCTTTGACGATGGCTTTGGCTATCAGCTAAAGACACGTGTCCTAAGATTGGTCACAAGGCTGGATTACCCGATTATTCAGGAGATAACCGTTGGCAATCAAGCCGTCAAGGGTACTATCTCGCAGTTAAAGGAGGATGTCAATAATATCCTATCGGGTAATTTCAGCGGTGGCGGACTGAATGCTACACAGATAAGTGAGCTTATAAAGAACTATGTAGACCCACGTTTCCTAAGAAAGAACGCCCCCGACACCGCTCAAGAGGTTATTACATTCTTGAAGGGTGTTGCTGTTGGTGATAAAGGAAAAGGTCTTGATAGCAACGGAAACGCTACATTACTAAACGTCATTGCGGATGCGCTAAGGAGTGCAGACTTCCACGCTGGACTATTGGATGGTGCAGGATTTGGTATATATAAGGACGAAAATGGAAAATCAGTGGCAGAGGTTGACAGGCTCAATGTAAGGCAGAAAGCAACTTTTTCAGAGTTGGAGTATAGGCGACTTGCTTTCACCACTGGCGATGTTGGATTCACGTCAGCAAGTGCACATATTAGTGATGTTATTCCGATTGACAATACTGGTGTACCAATCGTAAAGAGTACCATTTACTTCCAATCGGCAAACAAGCAGGTGCTTGTGAACAATGCTTTATTGTCGTATAGCACTGTTCCAAATGGAAAGACAATTACTGCTTATCGTTGCTATTTCTTGGCAGATGATGGCGACAGACGTACAAGCAACGATTGGAGGATTGGCGACCAAGCGATGTGTAAGACTTCAAATCTTGTATCACGCACAGCAGGAGGTTCTGCAAACAGATACTACTGGCGTTTGGTGGTAAACAAGGGAACAGAAACTATTAATGGTAAATTATACCACTTCGTAGACCTTTCGAATGTTCGTGGCACACTTGAGCTTACTATTGACGGCAAACAATATACTTGTGTCGGATATGCTACGAGCATAGATATTAATAATGACATTCCAAAGGGTGAGGATGATATTATCCAATTAGGAAGTCAGACCGACACTGATAGGCAATACGCTCACATCATCTATGTATCAGAGGGCAAACGTGTGGACTATGCAGGTATCAATAACTACGACCTTGATTCACACATTATTAATGAGTTTAGCCCTAAAGAGATAACG